TCGAGGCGATGCGATCTTGCCATCGAAGATGATGTAACTGATCCTTTTATCGCCAGACTTTGCAAGGACTCGAATCTGATCGACCAAGTCAGGCATGAGATCGGGCTTCCCTCTTTTACCTGCAAGGTCCCTGTCAATGTCGATGGCACGTACCCATCCTTGAGCATCTGGATTATGATCAGACTTGCGAGCAGCGTGTCTGGTATCACCGATCCAGCCGTCCGAAGTTCTATCTCTATCTGGGAATGCATCATCAATCTGCTCTCTTAATTGCATAGCAGACTTAGACAGTCTTGGCTTCATCCAATGATTGCCTTAGCTTCATCCTCGGTTAGACCTAGTGCTGCAAGCTTGGCGATAGCCGAAATCTTTAGATCAATTTTTGCTTGTTTTTCTGCTTCAATTTCGCTTTTTACTGTTTCCCATTGAGCGTCTAGTTCGGCTTTAGTAGGTTTTTTAGCGTCTGAGATCCATGTAAGGCCTTCATAATCATCGCCATCTAACACCCATTCCAAGCCTCGATAATTACGGGTTAAAATTGTTGAATAATCAATCATGGGAGGATCTCCATTACTGTAATCGTTGAGGCTGATCTTGCCCATTCGCCATTGTTTGTATCTACACCCGATCTATTTACATATCCGGTGCCGTTGACTGTGCGAGCTATGACGTTATAGGTAATTGCACTTGTTGTTGCAGGTGAGTCAAGATAAACCATAGTCATAGGCATGTTTGTCGATGCGGCCAAATCAATGGCATCTCTACGCACCCAATGAACAGTCCTCTGTCTTGAACTTGCGGCATCGCCTCTATATGTTGCAGTATTTCCACCACTTAATCCAAAACAGACCAAATCGCTATCGACATTTGACACACCAGCTGCCAACGACACCATAATCAAAATTGTGCTTGTCGCAGATGCTGGTGTGATGGCTTGACTCAATCCTGTTACATTCACATCGGTCGCCGATGATGTTGAAAATGTATCAGTTTTTAATGTAGATAACACTTGACCAATTTTCCCTGAACTTCCGCCGCCGCCTATAGCAACCCACGCTGAACCTGAATAATACTCAGTCGAATTAGTGTCTTTGAGGTAGGAGATCATGCCTTCCTGAGGTGAAGCGATCGCTGAGGTACGAGCCGCCGCACTAGCGAAGACCATTACTACCTGAGAGGCCAGATAGCCGTTAGCGTCTGCCGCCGTTAGGACGTCTCCAGTCGTGAACTCTTTGTAACCTAAGCCTGCTGCCATTGTTTTCTCCTAGTATCCCATTATGGATTGTCCGATTATACCGTAATTTGCGTTCCCAACGATTAGCCCTTCAACGATGGGCTCGAGTGTCGTGACTGTGCATTTCATACTGTTAGGGGTTATATCCCACCCCAAGCCTTGCACCTGCAAGGTCTTGACGATCGTTGATCCGTCTGGCTGGACGTTAGTGATCTCTACGTTGTCAAAGTAATCGAGGCCGATCATTGTGTCAGTAGGTACGTCTGGATCTAATAGATCGACAGTCATGGCATCGATGCGGATCGTTGTCTCTTTACGAGTTGCAACGTATATCTTGGCGATGTCTGTAACCTGCGCATCTGTCTGCGCTACTAGGTTTTCAACGTTCATGCCATGAGGGAAGTATTTAGCGATTGAGGTTGCGTCACTTGATGAGACCGTAGTGCCATTAACTCTGGTCATGGTTGCGTTGTTGATAATAAGCTTGTCATCAAAGGCGAACTTAAGGTCTGAATATGGAATGCCTGTTGTCTGATTAAACTCAATCGGTGCAACCCCTAGGGATCCAACTACATCGGATCGATCCTTAAACTCTGCTGTGCCATCTGTGCGGATAAAGAACGCACCCTGTTCTGTAAACTCTGCCACCTGCAAGGCTGAGAGGCTTGATCGAGTAGTGGCTGGGTCGGCTTGGCAAGTGGTTGATCCTGTGTCGATGATCCGCATGCTAGATGGAAATGAGACTTGATCGAGGATTTTGCCTACGCGAGTGCCGGTAGTCTGGCCAGCCCCTGAGTCTGCAATAGTGGAGACGTTAGCCATAGAGAATAAGCGGAATGCATCTGAACAGACAATATCAACGTATCCAGTCTCCTGTCCCTGCGGATAATAATACCTATAGGTATCTACGTAGCCAGAGAAGAGAAAGTGTTGAGTAGTTGCAGTAGTAGCAGCTACTCGGATCTTGCGTAGTGGAGTCAAATAGCCGAAATAGGGACTGGATACATTTTGCGGATTGAAATATGAGTCAGGGTCTAAGACTCGTACCGTACACGAGCCTGCCTCATAAGTGTCACGCATGATATTGCGTCCACGTTTGATCGTAATCTGTCTGGTGACATTGCTAAGATCGATGACGGGTTCTGGGACTTCTGATCCTGCGAAGGTACTGACTCCGATAACGCCGTATTTAGCATCGCCAATAGTAAACGGATACCCGAATGTAGCCCCTTGGCTAAAGTCGAAAGATACCGAGATGGTGGCTGGGAGACTCATTCTGCGACTGCAACGTTTCCGAATCTACCTAAACGATTAACACCGACGAATGATCCAGATAGAGATTGATTAGTCTGTGAGTTCGTAATAATTGCAGCCACGTCTTCTTCGCCAATTTTAACTGAGACATAGACATCGCCAGCATCTGCTGCTGCTTGCGCCGCATCCGCTTTTCTTTGTGACTCTGCTGCTGCTATTAGGGCATCGATCAATTCTTGAGTGGCATCGGTCATTCCAGTCCCAATTGTTTCTGGAGCCTTGATAATAGTTTCTGTGCTTACTCCTAGAGTTGCAGCCGTATAGTTCAATAAATCCGCTGGGATTTTCCAATCCTCGTAAGGATTAGGTGCTTTAGGTGTGCTAAGTAGGGCACGACGAAGTTCCTCATTGCGCTTAATGGCGGCATCAAGTTGATCAGATAACTGTGTGGCTAGGGTTGCATTACCTTCGAGGATAGCCTTCTGCAATAGTAAAGAGATGCGATCTGTCTCGCTGATCTTACCCTTAAGGGCTGCCTCGATACCGATAGCATCTAGGTTAAGAGTCTTTGATGCCTTCTGTAAGGCTAGAGACTTCTTCTGTGTGTCTAGACCTTTCTTCTGTAGCGCTGCCAATTCCTTAGCGCGCTTAGCGGCCGCTTCCTCAGCCTTCTTACGAGCAGCCTCGTTAGGATCGATGAAAGTGCCACCTAAAGCAGATGATGGATAACCACCCATGCCTGCTGGGCCTTTAGCCTCTTTACCAAGGTTAGATAAATAATCTAGGAACTGTACTGCTGGCCCGACATTGGGTAGATATCTTAGAATACCTTTAACGCCGCCGACCTTTTCAACGAGGCCTGCTCCGGGGATTGACTTCAATTTATCAATCAAAACTGCTACGCCATAAATTGCATCGCCTACGTAAGTGGCAAACTCACCCATCGCATCGGCCAATGGTTGAATGCTGTTACCTTCACCTGCAAGCAATGAAAGGCTATCCATCAAGCTCTTACCGATAATCTCTTGAGCGTTGTCTGCCGCTTCTTGGAGTACTCGCATCTTTCCAGAGTAAGTCTCAAGCTCAGCGCCACCTGCGCCCTTAAAGTTATTTGTTAGTTTATTTATCGCGCTATCAAAGTCTAGGGTCTTTAATTCTGACTGAGTAAGTCCTAGGTTATATTTACGAAGCCCTCTAGTCTGACCTGTGTAAGCGGCAGCGAGATCCTGATTAACTGTAAGAAGATCGACTCCAGATCCGGCCGCGATATCTAGCGATAGATTAAGAAGATCCTGAGACTTCTTGGCAGATCCAGTAGTAGTAATTAACTTCTGGAATGCCTCGCGTAGTACTTCGCCTTCATATCCGAACTTGGCAGATACCTCATCTAAACTGGCTTCGATGCCAGGAAGCTCAAAGGCTAGACCTAGATTCTTTACTACTGTCTCTAATCGCTTGGCAGACTTCTCATTCTCAGCGAATGCTTTGACGGCATTCTTACTGAAAGTTAAAATCTTTTCAGCGCTAAAGGCTACGGCTAGTGTGCCCGCTAACTTCTTGACGCCTTTGTCTAACTTACTGGTGGCTTGACCAGCTTCTCCAAATGCCTTCTTACCCTTGAACTCACCGATAATCGGAATGCGTAACTCAGCCATTAGATACCCTTCGCATTGAATTTATCGGCGGCCTTTTCTAAGGCTCGAATGACTCCGACCTTAGCCTTGCCTTCATCTTCTTTGTAAGCCTTAAACATGGCTCGACCTTGCATTTTGCCTGAGCCTGTCATAGTGCCAGGTAAATTAGAGACAAACTTACTACTTGACTTACGACCAGCCCACTCGTAAATAACTCCACCAGCGGTCTTATTGTGGATCGATACTGCCTGAACCCAGCCTTGACGATTAGGCTTTGTAGGTGTCAATTTATAGCCTACGCCTCGACGAGCGATGCTAGCGTCATACTTAGGGAACTGACCTGCCTCGGCTGTGCCTACAAAGCCAGAGGGCATGTCGCCATTAGATGGCATATAACCGCGAGCCTTCTTAACTAGTGGCTTTAGGAATCCCACCATCTCGCCGCGAACTTCTTTATCGAGATCAGGGTCAAATTGCCTCAGAGCCTTTCGAAGCGCACTAGCGCCTTTTAGCTCTGTAGGCATCGCTCTGTTCCTTTGCTCTGTCCTTCAATGCTTTCAGTAACATCTGTAACATTGTTGGATCTAGGTCGATTAAATCTTGTGGAGGGATAGCCGTCTCAATGCTCAAGCGAGCGATGAGATAGTGGATGCTATCCCTGCCTAGGCCAAAGGGTCAGACTCTGCAACCTCGACACTCTTAAGAGTTTCAAGAAAGTCTGCGCCGAATGGCTTGACTGTGACTCCACTTAGTCGAAGG